CCAGATTAAAAATGATCCTGACATCCACGTTGATATGCTTGGGGATTTTGCTGAACATCGCATTGACCATATTGCCTACTACGAAACCCCCTGGAAAAAGCAGTTGCGGCAACTATACAGTGGACAAGGCATTGAGTGGAACAAACTAACTACTCGGCAAATTTTAAAGAAACAACTACAAGGATTTTTTGACCAAGTACCGATCAGCACACATACCCATCACCTGAGTCATGCAGCTGCTGGATTCCAGACTAGTTCATTTAAAAAAGCCACAGTTGTTGTAATTGATGCCATTGGAGAATGGGACACTATAAGCATATGGGGTGCTCACTATGTCGACGGACGTGCCGAATATCATAGACTATGGTCGCAAAAATATCCACACTCAATCGGGTTATTCTACACAGCAATGACACAAGGAGTAGGACTAAAGCCCATGGAGGATGAATACATCCTGATGGGCATGTCTGCGTATGGAAGTAAGCAGGCCAGCACTTTAATGAAAATGCAACTGATAGAAGATGAGTGGAACATAAGGTTTAAGGAAAATTTACATATAGGTACAACTTGGGATTGGGGATACCACTATGATGAAACAGATATTGCTGCCTCAACTCAGAGTTTATGTGAAAATTTGATATATAATGTAATGCGCCGCGCAAAAGACTTTGGGTGGAGCAGAAATTTGGTTTATCAGGGCGGTGTTGCCCTCAATTGTTTAGCTAATAGAAATCTTGGTGATTATTTTGAAAAAATTTGGATCATGCCTAATCCTGGTGACGCTGGTAGTAGCCTCGGTGCTGCCGCTCTCGCTTACGGCGGACCAATTGACTTCAAACACGCATACCTTGGTTATGACATTGGCGGTCCGTACCCTACAAATGCCATCCTTGATAGTTTACTCAGCGATAGAATCGCTGGAGTTGCTAGCGGTAGAGCAGAATTTGGACCAAGGGCCCTCGGCAATAGAAGTTTACTCGCCGATCCACGAGGATCGGATATAAAAGATCTTGTTAACAAGATCAAACAGCGTCAACAATTCCGTCCTTTTGCTCCTGTTATATTAGAAGAACATACCAATGATTATTTTGTCATGCCCAAGGGATTTGACACAAGTCCTTATATGCAAACAGTTGGAATCTGCAAGCATCCAAAACAATTCCCTGCAATAATACATCACGATGGCACAAGCCGAGTGCAAACTGTACCTAAAAATAATTCAGGCATACGAGACCTATTGGAAAAATGGTATGTATTGACTGACTGCCCAATGTTGCTGAATACCAGCTTGAATGTCAAAGGTGAGCCAATGGTTAATAATATAGAGGATGCAAAACGTTTTGAAATGCTGTATAATATCAAGGTACACTCATGAAAAAAGATCAATTAACTATTTCCGAATTAGACTGTATTTTTATCAGTTATGACGAATCTAATGCTGAAGCCAATTGGGCAGACTTACTTACCAAGTGCATGTGGGCTGAACGTGTACACGGAGTCAAAGGATCGGATGAATGTCATAAAGCAGCCAGTTACAAAAGTAATACAGATTGGTTTGTTACAGTAGACGCAGATAACATTGTTGATCCTGAGTTCTTTGATCAAGTGATCGATGTACCAGAGGGTGCATTAGCATTTAGCTGGCCTGGTGTAAACATCATCAATGGATTACAATATGGCAATGGTAGTCTTAAAGTCTGGCGTAAAGACTTTGTTATGAATATGAAAACCCACGAAGCCGCAGACAAAGATGATGGGCAAGTCGATTTCTGTTGGGAAGATGGTTATCGTCCCATGGTGGAAAGTTACTCAACTACATATCCTAATGCCAGTCCTTATCAAGCATGGCGAGCTGGATTCCGCGAAGGCGTCAAGATGAGCCTGGTAGATGGTGTATTGCCAGAAGATCCGGCGCCGGCAAAACTACTATGGCATAACCTACACAGACTTAAAGTATGGGCAAGCATCGGAAGTCATGTTCCAAATGGATTGTGGGCCATGCTAGGTGCCCGCCACGGATGCTATAAAACAAATTGCACCAATTGGAATTACGTTGACGTCCGCGACTTTGACTGCTTAAAAGAAATATGGGAAGAAGTTAAACATTGTGATTTAACAGAAGAACTCAATCGTTATGAGGCCTTGCTTGAACGAGAGTACGGCCTAAAGGTGACAACGCTAAATGCTAGTGCCAGCCAGTTTGTAGTTGAAACATTTAAAGAACAATACAAACAAGCAGTAGAACAGATCACTTGGACGATGAAACGCAATGCTATTTGATATATTTTTTATATCATATCAAGAGCCCAATGCTGACGCCAATTGGGAATCGCTCAGGGACCGATTTCCTTATGCCAGGCGTTTACACGGAGTCACTGGCCTACATAAAGCACACCGCATAGCAGCCAAATTAGTCGCTACAGATTATTTCTGGGTAGTTGATGGCGACAGCACCATCGTAGAAGATTTTGATTTCGTTCCTCCGATCATAATGGACCGATATAGCAAAGACAAGATTGAAAATGTTGTTTATGTATACAGAGCACAAAATCCTGTAAATGATTTAGCCTACGGATATGGTGGAGTTAAACTATTACCTAAATTAGCAACTATGAACATGGCGCAGGGAAATATCGACATGACTACTAGTATCAGCGAACATTTTTGTCCTGTAGATCAAATAGCAAGTGTGACTAATTTTAATACTGATCCGTTTAACTCTTGGAAAAGTGCCTTTAGAGAATGCGTTAAATTAAGTAGTAAAGTGATAGATAAACAAAACGACACAGATACAGAAACTAGATTAGAAATCTGGTGTACACAAGGCACTGATCCAAATGTGCTGCGTGGCGCACAGGCAGGGCATGAATATGGTTCAGCTAACCGCGGCAATACAGATGCACTCAAATTGATCAATAATTTTACCTGGCTCAAGGAACGATTCAATGAGCAATGAACAGCGTATACAGATACTCAAAGACAAGCGAGACTTAATCAATCAAGTCAGTCCCAGTTTCTGCACAGCCAAGTGGCTACAAACAACATTGATGTTGCAAAATGGATATAATCACAGTTGCCATCATCCTAGCCCGCACAAAATTCCTTTAGAAGAACTTGCTGCAGACCCCGAAGCACTTTTTAACAGCCGACACAAAAAGCAACAGCGTCAGCTGATGCTTGCAGGTGAACGACCACAGGAGTGTGACTATTGCTGGAATATAGAAGATCTTGACACAGAATACTTTAGCGATAGGCACTATAAGACAGCCGACGACTGGGCATGGGATAGATTTGATGAAGTTGCTGCCAGCGATGCCAACGCAAATATCTATCCCAGTTACTTAGAAGTTAGTTTTAGCAATGCTTGTAACTTTAAATGTGTTTATTGCAGTCCTGAGATTAGCAGTCGATGGTTAGATGAAATCAAAGAGTACGGGCCATATCCCATTGCCAACGCTGGACACAGTCTTGATTATCTTAAACAAGTCAACAAGTATCCATACAAGCACTCAGACGATAATCCTTATATAACAGCATTTTGGCGAGTGTTTCCTGAAGCACTACCAAAGTTACGAGTATTTAGGATCACCGGCGGCGAACCCTTAATGAGTAAAGATACTTGGCAAGTATTAGATTATATTAAACACAATCCACAGCCAAATTTGATATTGGCTATCAACACCAATCTCGGTGTAGAAGATCGCCTGGTAGACCGATTCATAACCGCCATAAATGATTTGAAAGATTCTGTTAAACGTATTGATGTGTATACTAGTCTGGAAAGCACTGGCCCACAAGCAGAGTACGCAAGGTATGGATTAAACTATCGAGCATGGTCGGCAAACATAAGAAAAGTTCTAGATCAAACCTCAGTGACTATTCCGATTATGACCACTATAAATGTATTGAGCCTGCCAACCTTCAATGCATTTATAGATGCAATCATGCAACTACGTGCAGAGTACAACACGGACTTTGCTAGTAACCGTATTCCACTAAGCATTAACTATCTACGTTGGCCACAACATTTAAGTGTTAAGATACTTGATGCAGAGGATCGTCGAGCATACAGTGATTCAATTCGATCACACAGCGAAACCTGGTTAAAATATCATTCTACAGAAAAATACGCAAGATTATATCTTGAGGAATGGGATCAGATAAAAAGATTTTGCGAGTACCTTGTACAACCAGAAT